GGGAGCGAATCTCAGGGGAACCCTCCTCGAAGGAGTGAGGTTGGGAGGTGACGCATGAAGTACACACACTTTCTTGTCGAGTACTACGACCAAGTATCTGGTCGATGGGGGGAGCGCATGTTCACGAGCCGCAAGCGGGCCGATGTCTACATGGATGCAATCCATGATCTACTAAAGACATCGGGGGACGCACACCCGATGGTAGCTATGCAATTTCTGACCACACAGCAGGGAGAGAACTGGCGCAAGCCAAAGAGGAGCAGGTAACGCAGGCCAGAAAATATTTCTGGGAAAAATTTCCGCAGGCAATCGCCTACCTATCACAGCGGCATTTGCCGCAAACAAGGAGATAGCACAATGAGCATCGAAGAACTTCTGGCGTCCGCAACCCCTTACGCCGCAGACCAGATCGCATGGGAGCTTGAGATGGAGATTGATAGACTGGAGCGATCTCTGGATTCACAAGACTGGCGCGATGTTGACAGGACGAGAGAAATCATCTCCCAACAAATTGCAGACTTGATCCGTCTCGCTTCGGCACGCTTTCAGGGTGATGCGTTTTGCAACAATCCATCGCATCACGACCCATCCCAGATGGATCTGTTTTGATTCCCCCAAGAGATCTTCAGCATGAATACAAAAATATTTCTTGTGCTTTTATTTCTGGTCGCAGTGTGGCCGAGCCACTTCATGTCTCTGGAGATGCCCGAGGGTCGGCTGGTGGTCCCAGAGCCGTTAGAGAGCGATTCTGGGCCTTTGGCGGCACATCTGAAGAATGTCCGGTGGTCCTGTCCGGGCGAGGGGTGCCTGAGTGAGAGTGACATAGATCGCCTCGCTGGAGAAATTTTTTCTCAGGCAGACAGTCTAGATCTGGATGTTGCTTTGTTAGTCGGCATACTCATGGTCGAGAATCCTTGGCTTGATTCTCTGGCAGTATCAAGTGCGGGTGCGGTGGGGTTGTATCAAGTCATGCCCATGCACAGGGAGGCGTGGCCGGAATGCGAGGATGCAATAGAGACAGTGGCGGGATCTGTATGCCACGGTTCCGTAATCATTCACGATTTTCTACAGAGGAGAGATAGCAGGGACATGGCCTTGCTTGCATACAACGGATGCAAGGGAGGGCCGTGCGAGGTGTACCCAGAAAAAGTTTCTGGATATTCAGAACAATTTCTCCCGGAGACATGGTAAAAGAGGATAGTTATGAGTGACGAAATGAAGGACCTTCCACGGAAGGAAAAAATCAGGAAGAGGCAGATCACCAATCTCAACAAGGCGAGGCATGCACTTCTTGATGCGTCCAACAACCTGAACACAGAAAGAAACGAGTGCGAGTGTTGCGGGTTTGGTCTCTGGAAAGATGAGCCGGAATCTAGGATTCATAGAAGCCTGATGTCAGCCGTAAAACAGGTCGAAAAGGTTAGGAAAATGATGATACAAGACCTAGAGGACATTGATGAATTGTTGAGCAGATAGGGCGGTGGTTGACAACAATACCATTTTGTATTAAATTTATTACAGGTTAGAAATCTACTAACCAATCACGGGCCGCAGCGCCCAAGCCGGAGGCAGTAATGAGCAGCTATACGAGCAAGACGATTACGCCGCAGGACGCAGTAGAGATCATGGCAGACTTGTCATGGCCGATGAGGTCCAAGCTCCTGACCATCATGCTGGGGTTCGTTGGTCAGGGCAAAACCGTAGGTGCAAGACTGGCTTCAGAAAAAATTTCTGAGAATCTGGGTCGCACACTGGTGAACATGCGTGACCTCGACCGCGCACCGAACGACGAGGAGTTCGTTTACTGGGAGATCAACTGCGCTACTTCTGATCGAAGCGACTTTCAGATCCCGTGGATTGAGGACGGGTCCTACGATCTCATGGTGTTGCAGACGTTCCGACTTCTTGCAGAAAACCCGAACGCACATGGCATGATCGTGCTTGACGAGATCGCCAAAAATCCTGAGTTGGCACCGATTTTTGCGGAGATTGCCAGAGAGCGGAGATTTGGCACCACGTTCAGACTGCCAGACAACATCATGGTTGTGGGTACGGGCAACCGAGCAACGGACAACGCAAGCTCATTCGAGCTACCGGAGGATCTTCGCAATCGTGCAATGATCCTCGACGTTGAGTCAACTGTTGAAAGCTTCATCGACCATGAGGGGAGTAGGCTCGACCCTACACTTGTCGCTGCGCTCAGGCTTCTGGCCGGGACACGAGACAGCCGGTTGGCCATCAGCTATGGGGATAAAGTGAAGGCATCCTCAGATGCACAGAAATGCACGTTCCGTAGCATGTCGTGCTTTAGCGATGTTATCAAATTGGATTCTTGGGATTGGAATAAGCCGCACCATAGACACGCAGGTGCAGGACTGATCGGCTCCTCTGCATTCACTTCGATTGCGGCATGTCAGGACTTTGGCACCCAACTGGTTGCGGTCAACTCATACTTCGATGACCCCGAGGCAAACAAGTCCGAGATCGTGGATGTGTTCGTGAACAACAGCCTTGGTGTGGACGCCATGGGGGACTTCAGGTATGCGCTGATGGTGAGCTTCCTGAACAGGATAAAAAAGGACGCGAGCAATTTCGAGACGGCATGTAAGTACCTCGACATCATTGGCGACACCGACCTCTACCGCTCGTTCCTTGAGTGCGCGAGACAGATGAACGAGTCGTTCGCTAAGACGAGTCGGTATGCGAACAGTCGTGCGGCTGACATCCGCCACACTGCGACCAGAAATAAAATCATAAAAAATATTTTTTGAGAAAAAATTTCTCACATCCACAGGAGCCTCGACATGAGGACTATCGAAGCAGAGCAGTATTTCGTTTGCAGCCTTGAGGTGAACAAATTCACCGGCACCAAGGGCGACAAGGAGATGAAGTCCCAGCTTGTTGATTACGATAACAAGCGTGTGGGCGCTACCTTCCACCGCATCCCCACCAAGTACTTCACGGCCATCCGCAAGGCCGAGGCGATGGGACGGGAAGCCTTGGCTGACGGCAACTGGCTATGGACATCCAAGCAGCCCGGAGAGTCCGGGAGATCGTCGTCGCTGGATGGGTATCTCGTTCATCACGAAGACTTCTACGAACTAGACAAGCGCATGACCGCAGCTAGGAATGCTTTCTGGTCTGCTGTCGAAGAAAATATTATCCGCATGTACGATTGGCATCGTCGGCAGGGCATCTATGCCTACAGGGAGGCCACTGGTAATGAGATGTCAGAATCCCAAATGGAACGGTTCTACCCACATGTTTCTGAGGTAAAAAAGTCCTTCGACTTTCGGTTCAAGCCCTTGCCATTGTACGGGGTCCAGAGCGATACGGATTCACCAAGCAGATGGCACCCATCGTGGAGCAACGAGAAGCGGGACCTGTTCGAGCGTGTGCAACAGGCTGCAATCGAAGATCAAAGCCGTAGAGTCCAGAGCGGCATGGAGAATCTTGTCGGACGAGTTCTGGAGGTGGCCCGCAAGCAGGCAGAAAATATTTCTCAATACAAAAATTCTGATGATGGCCCAAACGGCAGCTTGCCTTATGCGAACACATGGTCCGCTATGCAAGACCTTGCAGACGAACTGAGCAAGTGGAGCGGCAGGGTTCAAAACGATAACGGTAGGATGCGTGGACTTGCTGCGGACATTTACAACATGATGAGCGGTATCAACGCTGCAACTGCGGGGAATATTTCCGATCTCCGTGGCATGATGTCCCATGAACATTCACCGATCCGAGACAAGGTCGGGTCGCAACTGAAGGACATTGAGCGTTCTGCGTCTTCTGCACTGGAAGACTTGCTTTCTTAACCCATTCTCAATCGGAGAATAAAATGAGCCTTACCGCCCAGCAGGAGACACAGGCGCACCGTCTGTCCGTAGCCAAGTCCGAATGCTACAGATTGTCCATGGCAAGTGCCGCAATCTTGGGACCTATCCCAATCTTGATTGACGACAGGCAACCGACTGCGTGTACCGATGGCAAGAAAATTTATTTCAGCTCTGTTTTTGCCGAGACACTCAACCCGCTAGAGATTAACGGTACGATCATCCACGAATCCCTGCACATCCAACTCATGCACTCGCTACGCATGACCATGTTGGTCGAGCGTGGCTTTACTCCACATGAGATCAATGTTGCCGCTGACTACATTGTCAATGGCAAGATGAGAAGGATGAGGGGGTATGGTTCCTCGTTCTTGTTGCCAGATGGTGCGCTGTTTCACGATGTTTTTTCTGCTTCCGACGAGTACAGTCTGGAGTATGTGTGCGAGGAGCTACGCAAGAACCCGCCCCCGCAACCACAGGGCCAACCCCAACCACAGAACGGTGGCGAGAGCGGTCAGGAAGACGGCACAGGCCCTTCGGAGCCCCAAGAGGGACAAGGACAGGGACAGGAAGACAAGAACGCTCCACCCGTCTCTGCCGGGACAGGCCCCGGTGACATCATCCCGATGCCCGACATCGACGCGGATGATCCACGACAGGTTCAGGAAGCAGTCAACGACATTCAGGACCGTCTCACCCGCGCCCAGATCGCAGAGAAGGCCACGGGCATGGGTAGTGGTGTGGGCACAACTGTTGTCGACAACTCCGACTTGGTGTCAAAGACTGTACCGCTTCAGACCATCAAGAAGTTTATCCGAGATCATGTAAAGTCTGGTCGCACATGGAAGCGCCCGAACCGTAGATTTATTTCTCAAAAAATTTATATGCCTGCACGCAACATAAACCCCAACAAACTTTACTGCTGCATGGATACGAGTGGGTCCGTTGGCATGATTGAGACACAGCAGTTCAGGGACAACTTGGTATCTTGGTCGTCGGTTGGTGGCATAGACAAGCTTATGATGTCATATGTCGATAGTCGTATTCACAAGAACGAAGACACAGGCACGCCATGGTTTGAGATCACCACTGCCAGTGGGCGCAATGCCAAGGATATGGTGCTTGAGCTTTACGGTGGGGGCGGGACAACGTTCGATCCCATCTTTAATCACATTGCAGAAAACAAAGAGCAGATCCCCGGATTGATTTATTTCACAGACGGCTATGGCCGAGTCTCTGCACCGAAGCCCCCATTTCCGGTGCTATGGGTGACGACGCATGTAGCCCCGACATTCGTAAACCAGAGGCCATGGGGGGAGGTGGTGTACATCTGATGCGTATCATGACAATACGAAACGTGCTTCAGGCTCTTGGTCAGGAGGTGGGCACGATGGTCGAGTACGGGACCGGAGAGGTGAGCTGGACCGACCTAGAAAAATTTTCTGGACAAGCAATTGATGCGGTAAACTTCTTGGACGATGTGGTCGCGGATTTCAACGCGACAATGAAGAAGCACTTTGAATTCTTCGTTGACATGAAAGCTTCAGATGCGTGGGTCCACATGTCCCCTGCGGAAAGACGAAGGGCTCAGGAAGTGATGAGCGAGATGCGATATATGTATGATTTCTTTTTCCACGGAGAAAAGTGATGAGAACGCAGCAAGCCCGTGATATTCGGGACAAGGCAATCTCCGACGCCATGGAGCTTGGGCACTCACCCAAGATGCTCACCCGTTCTGGTGCCATGGAGCTATGGGTTTGCGAGAACGGATGTAACTGCGTTATTGATGCGTGGGACAACCCCGCCATCGTTAACGGAAGCATGGCTCACGTTCAATGCAAAAACCCCCGGCCTAACACTTAGCTAGACCGGGGGTCGCGGAGACGGCATGAGCAGTGCCGTACAGTCACCATCGCGATGGTTGACTGATGCTAAAATCTAAAGTCGGAAACGGAAATGGGCAATGATTTAATTAAGTCTCAAATAAAAAATTTGAGAGCAGGCCAGCACAAGCTTTTGTGTCCCATTTGTCAGGGCTCGCGGGGCACAAACAAGAAGGACAGGCCGCTGTCTGTTCGGGTTGCAGCAGATGGCGTCCAGTATCACTGCCACCACTGCGGGGAAAACGGTGGGTGGTACAACGAGAAACCCAAGCAGCAATACTATGAACCTGTACAGTACCGGGAGGCGGTCGTGTTAGAGGACACGAATCAAAATGAGCATGCAGTATCCTACTTGGAGAGCCGTGGGATCTCTCGCGATGTCATGGACAACTACGCAATACTTAGTGAGTGGTCGTTCTCTGGTAAAAAGAAACCCGCTGTAGGTTTTCCATACAAGGACAACCAAGGTCGTGTTGTTTCCGTAAAGTGGCGTTCAGCCAATGGCACCAAAGAGTTCAGCCAGCAGGGTGTGTGTGAGGACTTTTTCAACGTAGAAAATTATTCTGAGGGCAACGACCTGTTGATCTGCGAGGGTGAGATGGATGCTCTGTCGTGGATGACTGCGGGTCTGCCCGACAACGTGACGGTGGTATCTATCCCGAACGGTGCGCCACCCAAGGTCAAGGACGGCAAGATTGATCCCGCTGACGACAAGAAGTTCCGATACATCTATAGATCCAAGAGCGTGCTGGATAGCGCACCCCGCATCATTATCAATACCGACAACGATGGTCCCGGTGACGCTCTAAAGACGGAGATCTTGCGGAGGATCGGTCGCTCGAAAGTCTGGATTGTCTCACTAGGAGAACACAAAGATGCGGCGGAGGCCCTCAATAATTCCGGTTCAGAATTTTTATTGGACTGCCTTGAAATGGCTGCTCCAGTTCCAGAGGTGGGGCTTCACAATGCGGAGGTGTTCGATCCACAGTATGTGGACCTGTACGAGAACGGTCAGGTAACTGGAGCAAGCACAGGTATCGCGTCACTGGATAACCTGATCCAGATACCCACTGGCATGTTGACGGTCGTTACAGGCTTCCCAAGCTCCGGTAAGTCGGACTTGATAGACCAGATCTGCCTGAACCTAGCCCGAAGCCACAACTGGAAGACTGTCTACTGCTCTTTCGAGAAACCGCCCGAACTGCACATGGCCCAGTTGGCCCAAAAATTTATTGGAAAGCCATTTTTCGACGGTCCATCGGCAAAGATGAGTCCCGAAGAGCGTGACTACGCATCCAAGTGGATTAACGAACACTTCCTGTTTATGGATTACCGGAGGGACGGGCCATCTGAGATCTCAAAGATTCTTGAGATTGCAAGCTCTGCTGTTATGCGTATGGGTTGCAGGATCTTGGTGATTGATCCATACAACTATCTGGATGTAGGCTCTAACATGAGAGAGACAGATGCCATCAGTCAGATGCTCACTCAGGTTCAGCTATGGGCCAAGGAGCATGATGCCCATGTGTTCTTCATTGCACACCCAACAAAGATCAGTCCCGACAGAAGATCTGAGCGCAAGGTCATAGTGACGGGGCATGACATTGCAGGGAGTGCGGCGTGGTTCGCGAAGGCCGACATTGGCTTGTCGGCATGGCGTCACCCGAGGGACGAGGAGCCGCCCGAAGCTCACGTTTGGAAGGTTCGTTGGTCTTGGCTTGGTCGCAATGGGTCATGCCCGTTGACGTTCGACAAGCCGACCGGACGTTGGAGCGACTACAAGTTTGAAGACGATTACGATTGGGATTTTTGATCCTCAATCTCGCATAGCTCCCTAAGCTTTGCGATCACATCGTCTGACATTTCGATAGGCCCACAAACAATAATTGTTCTAGGATTATTTTTATCTAATCCATGTTCAATGTATTTTCGTTTTATCTGTCTATCGTTTGTGTAAATTATGTTTTGTAGTAAGTCTAAGACTAAAGACTCATCTAAGTCTGGTCTTCTGGTTTTGTAGTAAATCTTTATAGCTATACATAGATCACCTTCTAAAAGATTCTCTCTAATACTTAGTTGCTTTACTAAGTTATTACTGTAAGAGAGAGCTTTTTCACTCTTGATAAAGCGAGGTGTACCATGGATTAGTACTGCTCTACGCTGATTGGCTTTAGACGCGGGCTCGCCGCTAACGGTAACGTAACACGGAGTTTCGTCAAGGCCATTGCGCCAGTTTGTTTCTTTCTTTATCATTCTCATCCAAATCCGTTTCACCCAAACAGCGGAGGCCAAATGTCGGATGAACCTTGGTATCATGTCCGACAACACGCAGGACCACCGCCGTCTACGTCAGGAAGGAAAAGTAGATGGGGGCATCTCCCTCTGTCAGAGATAGAGGTGGGAGACATGATTGAACTTCCCATGAGGTCAGGGGAGTCGTCGTCCGTGATTCCTGCACTTAGTAGTTATGTGTGGAGAGAATCAAAAAAGCTAGGAAAAAAGTTTTCTGTCAAACGAATCACAATTGGAATTGGAATCTGGAGAACACAATGAGCTTTGTCGAAGAGATTGATCGGTTGGTTGCTGATACCATTACACAAAACGAGGTCGTCATGCAGGAAGCAAGCGGGAGCATCCAGATTCACGATGGCATCCCGATGCCCGCCACCGGAGTCAATGGGCGTGGGCGCAGCCCCCGGTACCCCCTGATGGAGATGCAGGTCGGCCAGTGCTTCTTTGTTAATGCCGACCGCAGTGAAGATGGCAAGAGGGAGGAGCGGACGCTTCGCCAGACGGTGTCTAGGTACCACCGCAGAAACAAGCAAGCTAACATCCGATGGGTAGTGGCCCGTCAGGACGACAATCGCATTGGCGTATGGCGTAAGTCGTAATGAAAATCACGAATCAGTTCGGTGCCCCACAGCAGTTCGTGACGGCGCTGACAAACGACAGTTACTCGAAAGGTGAGGCTGACTTCAGCGCAACCGGACTGCTTCGTCCACCGCAGATTGCCCACCTAGAAAAATTGAATGAAGAAAAATTGTCTACAGATGTATCAGACATGATCTTCGCTCTTCTGGGGACTGGCGTACACTCCTTGCTTGAGGGGTGTGCGCCGGAGGGCTCTCTCGTTGAGAAGCGTTGGTTCGCTGAGATGAATGGCTACACCATCTCTGGAGCAATCGACCTGTACAACGACGGGCATGTGATGGACTACAAGGTCACGGGCACCTACAGCACACAGGTAGGGAAGATAGAGTGGGAGCAGCAGCTAAACATCTACGCTTGGCTGCTCAGGCAAAACGATATGCCGGTCAAGTCTCTTACGATCTGCGCGATCTGTAGGGATTGGTCACAGACAAAGGTGGGCAGGCAGCGCAACTATCCCGATTCACCCATCGTGACGATTGACATCCCGGTCTGGCTACCAGATGCAGCAGAGCGGTTTGTGGCAGAGCGGGTTGACCTACACACGGGTGACCATGTACGGGACTGTACAGACGATGAGAGGTGGGCGAGGAAGGGCGGACAGTACATCAGGTGTGAAAGTTATTGTTCGGTCGCGGATTTTTGTCCGCAATTCAAGGGGGAGATATGACCACCTGTAAGGAGTGTAGGTTTTTCAGGCCCAGTATTGGAGATGATGGGAAACCGAACCTAAATGCCCTCGGATCAGGGCAGTGCAGGCGAAACACGCCGGTATGGAATGAGTACTGCACCGGCTGGCCCGCCGTCCACGAGACGCAATGGTGCGGTGAGTGGAGAGCCATTCTGAAGACTACTCGGGACGTTACGGATTCAGGTGAGTTTAGAGCCATTCGTGAAGTCATGGACCTACAGGATGAAACCAAATGAGCGAGAAGCAAGCAACTGCCGCTGACATCTGGAAGACCCTATCCAAGCTCAATGTAGACGAGCATACGGAGGACCGTAACGGACTCTCGTATCTGTCGTGGGCTTGGGCATGGGGGATCATGATGGATCACTACCCGGACATGAGGGTGACATGGCACGGCGATGGTACGCACGTTGACCACATCGTCTATCCGGGAGGCACGGCATCAGTCGCCTGTACGGTGTCCATCGGGTCGGTCAGTCAGCATATGTGGCTACCCGTCATGGACTATAGGCACAAAGCGATTGCGAACCCTGATGCCCGTGCGATCAGTGATGCGAAGATGCGGTGCATGGTGAAGTGCTTCGCCCTCTATGGCCTTGGCCATTACATCTATTCCGGTGAGGATCTTCCGCCCGGAGATGATCAGGGAAAAAATACTTCCCAAGATGTAAAACCAAAGAGCCATGCCCCAAAGAAGCTTGAGGCGAGTAGCCCAAAGAAGCAGGAAGTCACCCGTGAGAATTCTGACTTCGTGTACGGGGAAGAGCTAATCAAGTCGATCAAGGCTACAGCGAACCGTCTTAACAAGGCTGGGTGGGAGCCAGACGACGACTTCAAGAAGCGCATCAAAGCAGCCCTGTCTCGTGGGGAGATAGACATGCTCCTCGCAGTCAAGGCAGATCTTGAGGCATTTGAGTCACCCGTAGAACAACTTTCAACCCCTTTCTAAACCAACATGAACAACCCAGACAACAAGCCCAGACTCGACTTCGCAATGTTCAAGAACACCTACGCGAAGAGCGACAAACACCCCAAGGAAACCGGGAAGATTGAGATCACCCGTGAGTTTCTTAAGGCAATGGTTGAGGTAGCAAAGACCGGGACGATGCCGGTGCTAAAGGCGGCGTCTTGGGAGAACGTTTCCAAGAAGGGTCTGGCTTATCGCAGTATCCGCATTGAGTTTCTGGAGCCGGAGCCGGTGGACACACGGTCTTATGGCGAAAAGGCGGGTGCGGCAGAGGCACAAGCTGTTGACGACGGGGACGACATGCCGTGGTAAACAAGAAGCAATTCCTTCTTAGAATCTCTGAGGAGCTTCTTAAAGAAATTCAGCGTGAGTCTGAGGAGGAAGGTTGTAACCAGAGCCAGTGGATTCGCATGGCGATCCAAGAAAAACTGGACAGAAAAAATATGTACACATGGGAAAATGCAGAGCCAAGCGTTCCCGAAGTAGCACGAAGAAAGAAAAATGCTTGGTGGTTGTGAGTCGTTGCACCGACTTACAACGGGTGTAGTAGTGGCCCCTACTACGGGCTGCCCTCTTCGGTTTTTGAATACTCCTCCCGAAGAGGGCAGCCAGCCCTAAAAGAAATTGGAGGAAGATATGAGCAAGGAGGAAGACATGAGCGCTGTACCGGCATGGTTGGCGGATGCACTTAATGACCCGCTGCAAACCTCAATGTTTAGTAGCGCAGAAGACTTGCGAGACCAAGCAATCGAAAAACTAGAGGTTGCATACGACAATTGGATAAGCTCTGTATTGAAAATAATTTCTTCAATACCACATCAACAAACATTCACCACTGACTACTTGTGGGAACAGGTTGATAGCGAGCCCCGTGAGCCACGCGCCATGGGTGCCGTTATGACCAAGGCAAGGAAAGATGGGTTGGTTTGTGCGACAGGAAATTACGTAAAAAGCAGAAGGGCTGAGTGCCACGCTCGCCCCGTAATGATATGGAGGCGCATGTAAATGAAAAACACGCAGAAACTATTGCCCAGTCTGGACTGCTTCAAAGGCAACGTAAGGGGTCAGTCTGGTTATGCAGCCATGGTCGGTAGCGTCCTCATGCACTTCTTGAGTGGGCACAAGCCACCCCCGAAAGACGGTTGGAATAACTGGAAGGAACTCTTCTACATTCAAGCCAGTGTAGCGGGGCTTAGTGAATTGGAAGCCTCAGAATTCCTGAACCACATCTGCTTGGTATTAGTCGCACTGGGCGTTATAGATGCACCAAATGGTGCTGTATCCAAAGACAATATTCACTAGGAGACAGCATGACTGCGACAATGGCATTTTTTGTGGGCATAGCCCTTGGCTCACTGATGGGGTTGCTGTCAATGTCACTGGCCGTAATCGCCAAGTCTAGTGAAGAAGGCTACACCTTGCTTAAGATGAATAAGGCGCAAGCGGACGACTCGGACCCTAGCCACCCAGAGTAGAAACAATCACAGCCGTAGCCAATACGGCTGGCAGGGACCGTGAGAGGCGCTTGGGGAGTGAGGGATTAGCCTTCACTCTCCAAGCGTCTCTTTCGTCTCTCAGCGCGGCTGCAACGGCCTCTGACGCCTGTACCTGAGCCGCCTGTACCCCGATCACAGAATCGGACACCTCAATCCTTCGCCAAAGCAGGGCGCGGTCGGCTCTCAGTGCATCAATCTCATCTTTCAGGGCAACGACCACCGAGTCGTGCGCTTGTTGCAGAGAAATAATTTGCTCAGAAATAATTTCTTGTCCCGCTGCGCGAAGGCTATCAACAAGGTGGGTTGTGCGCTCACCGTATGAGCGCGATGCGTTATCAGCTCTAGCTCTGGCTTGTACAGCAACAGCCCTCAAGCTCTCACCTTCTTGCTTGAGGCTGTCCACCACAAAGACATACCTCGCAGAGATCTCGTCCAGCCTGTCTTTGGCCTGAGCCAATTCTAACTCAGCGTTAGATGTCCTTTTGTTCAGTGCTTCCAGCTCAAATTCCGGTTTCAAGAAAATATTTTTTATAACAAACAAAGTTATAAAAATACAGGCCAGCGCCATAAAAATATTTTTCAACATATTATTCCACAACGAACCTGTACGCCGGGGTCCGTGAGAGTACGCCGGTAATAGTTTTTCTGTACACCGTGCTATTCTGTACGTCACCGGACTCAAGCATGGCCCGAAGGAGTAGCCTGAGCTTTCGATCTGAAATACCGATTACCTCGACAAGCTCTCTTGTGGTGAACGAGTACGGGTCTTCGTCTGGCTTGGCCTCCCTTCGCTTCTCAATGGACTGTGAGATTTGCTCAAGGATTTCTGCCTCAGTAATCATTTGATTTCCATTTGGGTGGGACGTTCTGGTAAATACAGAATAGGTTCGACTGAATATCTACCACCGCTGACAGGGACACAGACAAGCCCTATGTCAGCCATGCTCTCTGCCACACGGTGAACATATTCGGTAGCCAACTGCCAAGCGGGCAAAGCTACCGCGCGAGTTTTTATTTTGTGGATATTTCCACTGTCAGCGAACTGGTGGAAGTGACTGCGAATGGCTAGGTCAGGTGGGGTCAGGCCGTCCATCATGTAGTTGTAGCAAATGTCCTGAGCGTACCATCGCATGTACGGACCCTTCGTGTGAGCCCTACGGCCCATGCGTCCGTGGTGTTTGACATCGAAGTCTACGCCCCCGATTGTCACCTTGCGCCAATACGAAGACATCTGCCCAGTGTCAGGATCTCCCATCACCGGCCACCCCTGAGACTTCAGAGCGCGAGCTATGCCTTCTTCAGTGTTTCCCGACTCTCCTACATGAGCGGCGGTGCCGCGAATGATGTGGATTGAGTCAGGCTTCAGGGCGAGGGGGATACGCATGGACTCAAGGAAGCATGTGATGTGTATGCCCGTGAGTCGGCTTGCGATCTGAGAGGTGCGGTGATGATCACCGTCGATGGCATCGCCGTTAACTACGATGTGTAGTTTTGTTTTTCGGCTCCGCATTTCTTTGACACGCTTCCATGCGTCGAGCCAGTTATTCCAGAGCCAGACTTGAGATTTGTTGGGCTTGTACCAGCCACCGTCGTCTAGCTCTAGCCCCTCTTCTGGGCACAGCCCCACCGTAGATCCACAGTGGGTGTCACCAAGAAATACTACGAGGTGTTCATGGTTCTGTTTCATCGTCGTCTATAAAAACAAGAGCGCCACACACAAGGCAGTAACCGTCGTCACCTACATCACTACCGCACTTATCGCAGTCCATGTAGAAACTGTCCATGTCCCACCCGCACATCCAACAGAAGCGCGCACTGTCCGCATTGGAACAACACCGAGGGCACAACATTTATGGCCTGTTCTTGAAAACGTTTTCTAGTCCAGCAATGCCGAACGAGCCTAGTGTGATGATTAGGAATGAGTTGTACACAAACTCTTTGATCTCCAACTCATAGCCAAATATACCCGAACCAATGTCTATAATACCAGTAATAACCATCATCGCAAAAGAAAGAAATCCGATAATAGTTTTTTCATTCCAGCTATTGTCGTCCCGGAAAATAGACCAAATATCTTTCATGTGTGTGCAGGATCAGAGATAATAAGGGCGTGAAAGTCTTTGCCCTTCAGGGAGTCCATGTACTTGCGATGAGCCTTTTTGGAACCCCACACGGCGAGCTTGCCGTCTTCGGTTTCCCCACGCGAGCCACCGGGGGCGATGCACCCCTCTAGCTGACGAGCGTAGTTGGCACCGTGGACAAGGATGCGACTACGACTGGGCACGATAACCTCGAATGTTTCGTAGTTACCCCTGTGGTACCAGTCGCGCTTGCAAGTGTACTCCCCGGCAGGAATAATTTTTTCTGCGTTTTCTATTGTCCACATGGTCAGGCCGTCTTCGTTGTACATCTTGCCCCAGACAGCATCGCCTTTGGTCTTTTCTCGTTCGAGAAACCATTTCATTATCTGACCACGTTATTAATACGGACGAGTACTTCGGAACCTAAACGCCTACCGCGCTCATTAAGTTCATCCAGCCTTCTTCTTTTTTGTTCGTCAGAAAGTGTTTCGCTTTCAGCCACTTCATTTCTTTCTGCGCGAAGACTTCTCATTCTGCCGTAATAACTTTTCAGGCTACGGGAAATAGCAAGCTCGTCTTGAAACCTATCCCTGTAGTACTCAATACGCTGTCTGGGCAAACCCTCTTGCTGCATGCGTCTAAAGTCGGCTGCCCTATCGGATGCCCTTTTAAGGATGTTGTATGCTTGGTATTCGATCTGCCCCACATCCTGACTTAGTGTATTGAATCTTGCAGAGCCCAGAACACGCTGCACTCTTTCTGCATTTGGGTACCGAGAAAGCGGCGTAGCCCTACCTTGGGCGGCTCCAATTGCATCGTATGCGTCCATGGGTCGTCTTGCCGTTGTGCCACCAAGGCTATTCAAAAGCGCCTGAACCCTGAGCGGAGATATGACGCCTCCGGGTATCGCATTAGCAATATCCTTAGATAGTGTAGATGTTCTGGATGTCTGCCTTCTCGACGGATCTCTAGTCTTTAAGTACTGTGGCTCAATATCTCTGTAAAGAAATAGGTCCTTGTTAATTACTTGCTCAATAAGTGGTTGTATCGCAGCAGGAATAGGCAGGGCACCAGTAGCCGCTGACTTTGCAAAATCTTCTGCGCTGTCAAGGACATCGCGCAAAAGCATCTTCTTGTCTGAAGCATTTTTAACAGGAGAGGCTGACTCGATTCTCCCGGATTGAGCGAGTGCATCAAGCCCTCTTTCAAACAGAGAGCCAAACGCATAACCAAGCTCAAACGGTTTAGGAATAAACCAAAACCCACCTTCATCCTTGGGTACGACCCAAAAAAGATTTCTTTTATAAAGGTCTAGATCCCAGTACTCAGGGTTATCTTTGTTGATGTTCCATAGGGCGACTGTTGGGGCAGTAATGGTGGCCCCAAGAGCAAGGATGGCTTGTGACGCCTGCGCCGCCTTCTGTAGTACTGTTGGGTCCGTCAGGTCGTCGGTTGCTTTAATGATATCGCCCGACATTATCCTCGTGAGCTTGTCCCAACTCTGCAATGAGGCATTGAGGAACGGCGTGATGCTTCCATAGTCCTTGACCGTCTTGAGGTTTCCTTTTTTCTGAAAGGGAAGGGTAACATCGGCAGACGCTAGAATTGATCTTTCGCTTGTAGCACCCTCTTTCATCAACTGCTTCGCCATTGCCAATCTTGCAGCATTTTCTGCTGCCATACCAAAAAACTTTAGTGCATCAAAAAAGTTTTTTGGAAAAGAAATAATCGACGCTTTTTCCTCTGGGGACATCCGTGCGTTGATAATTTTTGTGAGTTCTTCTTGGGTGTTTATTAGACCAGCCTTCACGCCACCCATTTGCCGGAATAATTCAAACGCTCTTGGGTCGCCAAACCCAAGATCCTTGAGCAAGACATCTTGAATTTCAGCAACTGCGCCGGAAGTGTTTCGTGCAAACCCGGCGTTTTGCCACCTAAATATGGACGTCATCGCATCTGCGATCTCCATTGTCGGTCTGGCAAGAGTTCCACCAGAAACGCCAAGCATGGCTCCGGTCAGGGCACCCCCAAGTCGGTCTTCCTCATCCAGTACTGCCCCGGCAACAGCACCTACACCGGCACCGGCACCGGCCTCAAGCGCGGCAGGGGCTCCGCGCTGCACAGCCCTTTGTGCCGCATAAAGCGGAAGGTCGCGACCAAGAGCCATAACACTAAAGTCTGGCAGAAGCGTAATGAACTGACGCTTTAGGTTGGCAACTTGCTGCATGATCTTCATTACTCGACCAGCCGAAGCTTGGTCTACTTGAGTAATGCCATCGAATAGATCGTTGTCGAAAACCTCAAAGTGCCTGACTACCCTCTCGCCCGTGGCCTCGTCTATCACTCTAGCTGAAACAACTCTGCCGCCAGCTTTCCGTGACTCTTCCGCCGCTTCGTCGCCCAAGAGTTTGATTATAGGGCGACCCGCAGAGTCTACCCACTGACCCCCATGATCTATCAGGGAGCCATAGAAAATATCATTTACACTTTGTTTTTGCTGGTTGCCAAACGTGTCCAGTGTGTCCTGAAAGGCGACGGAAATTGGGTCGTTTAGTTTTTTGCCGGTTGTGTTTGCGTTTCTTCTGCTTAGGGGTTGTTCGATTTTCTTTGGTGCAAATCTGTTCGTGGCGTCCCCTGCACGCGGGCCCTTAGAAACAAATTCACTGGGATGCAAGCGCAATGGGCTATAGAAATCCCTTGTACCTCTCAAGTCGCTTAGGCTAAGGGCAGGGTTTAGGTTTACTAGCTTGCTAAAATATTCCTGTAGCTCGTCGGACCCTTTCATTAGTACCGGATCTGCCTCAACAATCCGAACTTTTTCAGCAGCCTCGTCAAACAATTGGCCTGTAGATCCGTACTTTACATACTCTTCATAGTCAGAAATTTTTTGTTCTATCTGTTTTATTCTGGTTTTATCCGCTTTTGACAGATTTTTTTTAGCTTTCAGCGTTGCGAGTTTCTGCTGTTCTTTCGGCAGATCCGCTATGGTTTGCTGCCTCGCTGCCCAATCCGCCCTAATTTGAGCAGCCTGACCAACCTCTTTAAGATTGTTTTTATAACGAGCAAGGATTGGCCCCATATTGGCAGAGAAGTACTGGCTTGCCTTACTTGACGCACCCTCTAGCCCAGAGATTGCATCCCGAAATTTATATGCAGCTTTCTTGTCACCAGATGTAAGTATTGCACGATACGCGGCTTCATCTTGATTGGTGAGCTTGGATCTCCATCTCTGTAAAAGAGTAAGAAATTGCGGGCTATTTGTTTTTGGTGGCGCATCGCCACTCAAATTAAAGTCACCCAGCCTCCCTGCTGCGTCCGTTTTGGGTAAAGCTGCTCGCCCACCAAACGCCAACGCTCCCAAACCTGTTCCAACAAACTCTAGTGCAATCTCTGACGACAAGGGGTTGCCGGTTTCTTCGGCGTATGCAAACGCTCTGGGGACATTCACAGGCGCTTCCGCAGCCAAGGCTGCCCCTACCTGACGCGCCCTGCTGGCACCGACAGCTCTCTGGATAGCTTCAAGTTGAGGGCGAGCATACTTCATCATTGCGAGTCTGCCCAAGCCCAGAGAGCCTATGGTTGTTAGCGCCTCCCCTACAACCCTGCCACCAATCCTTCCGACCGTACCCGCAGTGCCAGATGGGGCCAATATTTCCTCAAGAGAAGATTCTACATTTTGAGAAAATTCTTTGAGTCCTGTAGCTGGAGCCTCAAGGGCTTCTGGCAGGATTGCTTCACCCAGAAGGCCCAACCCTTCACCAAGGCTTGTTGCGGCCTGAGACAAACCAAAGGCTGCTCCGGCTGCGGTCTCACCAAGAACGCCACGGTCTTCATTAGATCCACCGCGCATACCGGCAGCAATCTGTGATACGGCCTGACCGTGTGTTAGCCCGGACGAACGAAGCTCTTCGTACCGTCTCCTGATTTCTTGCTCATCCATGGACTAAAATTCTATTTGATAGGTGTTCTTCAATAAGCCGCCATTTGCTGCCCCCTGAAGGCCGCCATTTGCTTTCCTCTGAAGAGTTTCTTCAACCCTAAACTCTTGTGCCAAATCTGGTTTTTCGATCAGTATGTACTGCGTAACAATATCCCTGAGCCTTTCGGGAGTATAACCAAGAGCCGCAGCCGCTTCGGAATACACATCTACAATTCCGTCTCTAATATCTATCACATTGTCCGGATTTTCTGAGGAGATATTGCTGACGCTTTCTGCTATGGCACTAAGTAGGCGGTTTCTTCCTTCTATAGATGCGGTTTCTGTTGCTTGTCTTGGTGCAATGCCAAGCATCACGGACGCCATCAAACGCTCCGACTCATCTTCAGAGTTAAGCATCTCTGCAAACCGAAGTTTTTCTTCAGTCAGACGCTGCCTCTGAACCTCTTGGTAATCGCGCTCGTCTTCAACCATGGCCCTTTCCATGAGTGCTTCCTGCTCTGCACGGGAAAGTCCCGCTTCCTGAGCAAGTGCAGCCATCTCCATGGCTCTTGACTCATCCATGATACCTTCACGCCGCCCACGCTGTGCGGTCTGAAGTTCACGCAGGGGTTCACCGGCAGTCGGCACCTGACCACGCGCCATGGCACGAGCGACGTTGCTCAAAATATTTGCTTGAGCAGAAAGTCTATCAGACTCTGTATCAATACGAGACTCAAGAGACTGAGCGTCTGCACGGGCACGGTCGAGTACAGCCCGTTCTTCTGGGGTCATCTGAAAGTACTGGCTGAGATCTAGTTCCTGCCGCTGCACTGCCGGTGCCTGCATAGAAGCAACGAGGGAAGGAATGCCCCGGTCTTCCTGCCGCTGTTCCGGTTGCGCCAGAAATTGCTGCAACATCTCTTGCGTAGTATTAGGCAACGAATGACGACCTAGTTCGTCATGCTTGCCATAATACGCTTCAGATCCACTAATAGCAGGATCATAACTATATCTTTGCGGCAACGACTCTTCTTGAGGTTCCATGTCGGGTATGCCCCAAGTTGGAACCCCGTAGACATAACTTCGCTCCGATGGGGTAAAAAGATCCTTGACGAAATCTGTGGTGCTATTAAAAAGGTCTCGGCTCTTTATGTTAAAGGCATCCTGATAACCCATCATCTTATCGGCCGGAGACCCCGGCAGCACCCACTCTGGTCGCTCGCCAACCAAACGATATCCTTCAACTCCGTAATGGCGACCACGCGAGTCATGGGGATGAAACGGTATGTCGCCGCCTTCGTGATACCCAACAAGCCCACCATCAGCCATGGGCTGCGGCATGGGGCTTTGCATCATCATCTGCTGCTGCATCATCTGCTCTGGGCTCATATCCATCATGGCCTGTTGAGCAAACATTTCCTGTTCAGGAGACAATTGCTGGGGGATAGAGCCAATGCCCGAGAGTGCCCGTTCGATCAACCTGTCGTGGACAGTGTTCGTGGGCTGCTGTGCCTTGCGAGACTGGTACGCATTACGCTCCTGCTCACGCCTAACCATTTCCTGCTGGATGAGGTATGCAGGAAACATGTTGGGCATCTGAGCTTCCTGTAGAAGCCGCTCGTCAGAAAGCGACTCTACTTCGCGCTGCAACTGTAGGATATTAGGGGGCATCAGATATCCTCCGTCCACGATACGGAAGCGTTCCCACTATTGTCTCCACCCATTCTGCTTCTCATGTAATCTTCAAAAAAATTTCTGTCCCGCTCGCCTCGTTGGTACTCCCGATATGTACCAAGACCACCAAGTAGAGTTGGGACAACGGAACCAAAGAATCCCTGACCCTGCGTAGGCATAGCCTGCGTATCTCCACGGTACGGAAGCGCCCCCATGACCCCTAGCTGTGCCTGAAGATTCTGATAAGGCATCATAAACTGCTGCTGCCCAGCCTGACCAAGCATGCCAAGGCGCTCCATCTGCTCTCTCTGCTGCTGGCCACCAAGAGAGGCAAGGCCACCAGCCATCTGCATCTGTCGATTAAACGCATCGGCATATGCGCGGGCTCCAAGGTCTTCGATCTGCTGCCTTGCACCCTGCCTAACCGCCTGTTCACCGAGGCCGTGGCGACCGCTGCCAAACGCTCCCGCCAATGCGGCCTGAGAGCCAATGTTCTGAAGCTGCCCGGCCTCTTGCTGCCGGATCATGCGCTCCTGTAGCGACACCTGTGGGTCAATAAAGCCCTGCGCCCCACCTGTCATTGTCTGGTATGCATCAAGGGTGGCCTGTGGCCCCTGACCCATCCCATAAATCTGCATTCCCTGAAGTGCAGCCTGTTGCATTGGGGTTCCGTATGGGAACATCTGCCCATATTGCTGCGCCTGACCCGCAACACCCGATGCCCATGGAGCAATCTCTGGGGCAACGCCGTAGCTGTACGTCATACCTCCTTCTTGGTACGACGGAGGACCCATAGGAAGCCTTCTGGCCTCGCGACCATCTTGATCGGCCATGCGCTGTGCCCGGAGCAACAGTGCAGCGATACCACGACGACCTTCTGGGTTAACGTCAGGATAGTTTGTCTGACGAATCTTTCCTGCATCAGCAGCCTGACTCATTACATAATGAGCAATGTCACGAGCCTGTCTGGCTTGGCGGGGTGTCATCATGCCGCCTTCTTGGTATGACTTCATTTCATTCATCGGGCAGACAATTCCAAAGGCTTCTGTGTGTCCATATTGTCTAGCATGGAAGCCAGACCCTTAAGTCTTTTGGCACCTTCTTTTGCATCACCGCCACCAACCTTACGAACCTGTCGTGCGGTGAGTACATATTCGTTAGGGGCGATAGCGGCACCAATCTTTACAGGCCCACCGTTAGCAAGGTTTTGCTTGAACTGCATCTCGACCATTCTGTCCGTTTCAACTTCTTCAGAAAGGTCGCCACCAGATGTGGACAGTTCTTCAGCGAAACGAACCACAAAGTCTTCGCCAAAGTTTTCCACAGCCAGTAAAATAATTTCTTGAGCCCAGCTTTCTTCCATGTTCATCAAGGCTTCCTTAAGCATCTGAAACATTTCTACAATGTCAGCAGATATTTCGGAAGAATCTGGCTTTGTAACTCCTACGCGGTCATCAACTGCACCACTGCTTTCGGGCATGCCGTCTTCTGTGGGCGGGATAAACCCTTCAAACGGAATGTCCACCATGCCACCCTGTGCGTACATCTTCATTCTGGGTGTTTCGTTTTCGCGGCCAAGCTGGGGGCCAGACCTTTCGGACCCACTGTCGCCGTATGAGCCACGGCTGGGCGAGCCACCCTGCATAGGCTGACTGTATGTTCCCTGCCTCATGGGAGTGTACTGACCGGGGAAGCCGTACATGGACTGCATGTTCCCCAGAAAGTTTTGGTATGGAGCAGGCATGCCCATCCCAAAGCCACCACCATACGGATTAAACATGGATGCAGTAGGCGCGTACTGCGGCATAAACTGAGGTGGCTGTTGCCGGTTGCCTCTTAGCGCTCGTATCCCTGCCATGGCGGTCGGAATTGCAATGGCGCTAACCAGTGGGTTAGAAAGAAAATTGGCCGTAGACTGCAAGCCGCCCATAAACCCGCCAGAACCTTGGCCGCTAGTTGCTTGAGGTCCACGTGAATCAATCTTGCTGGCACCCCAACCTGAGGCCATCGCTATTGGCGCTGCGAATACTTGGTGTGGCCCCGGAATCATAGAGGCTGCGCCAGCCACTTTTGAAAGACCCTTTAAGAAGCCGCCCCAGAAGTAACCCGGAAGTGTCGTAATTCCACCGCCAGCATAATTATTTTCGTACATCATCTGCTCGCTTCAATCATGCGCCTGATTTCACGTTCGCTCAGTGTGGTAGCGGGCCGAAGCTCATAGGGCAGATCCTGCCATGTGCCCATGACCCCGGGAGTGTGGGACTTAACAAACTGTCGGCGCATCTCAGGCTTACGCCGCAGTTCTGCCATGACAATATCCTGAACCGGAACACCCATGTCCGCCCGTCTGGTATTCTCAACAAGAGTTGTGGGCATAAGATCACGCATCCGCTCGACTACGGGTCTGGGGCGTGGAATGGGGCTTGGGCTTGGCGAGACCTCAACAGGAAGTGGTGGTTGGGCTTGACCGCGAATTGGTGAGGCTTCAGGTGCAACAGGGGCCTCTTCTCCACCAAAAATCTGATCGAGTGCAAGTGCGCCTGCGCCGCCGCCAATGAGCCACGGAAGAAGATTTCTACCCATTGAGCCAGACGCAGCGCCTGTGCCCGCAGCAGCCGGAATACTTGCAATACCTCTGGGCGCCATTTGTGCGGCAGCCATTGGATTACGCACTACGACAGACGTTCCTGTTGTAGGAGACATGGAGGTCTGCGCCCTCGGGCCAACCGACGTACCTGTCGTCCTGCTAACCTCTACGGGTGGACGCCTAACAAGTGCAGTGCCGGGGCCGGTTCCCTGCCCAACCCTGACTGCTTCATTGGGCTGTCTTACGCTCCGAAAATAATTCCTAAACATTTGGGGGTTTTCCGCAACCATCCTCTTCTGTGCGGAAGTAAGGCCCTGAGTGAGACGATTCCAAGTCGACCCCCCCTGCTTCAGCACCTTGCCAGAGGCAAGCCACCGGACAAGATCAGGGGCTCTACGTGCAATAGATCCAATAGATCGCGCTGTAGCTGGAAGAGATGCAATACCCGAACCCGAGAGACCAATGGGAGGTGCAGACAATAGCACAACATCATCAGGAAGCTCAGGGCCAGCAGCAATACGGCGCAAAAATTCAATAATTTCATCCATTATACTGTCTCCACTCCGAACACGCTAAATACGACATCAGGTCCATTGGTCTGCACTTCTATAGCATCACCATCGTTAAGGGTGATGCCAGCTACAATGACTGCATTTCCTGTTGATGACAAAGATTTGCCGTAAGCAATATAGTGTTTTAGTTCTCTAGGTGCCCGATTAGGTCTAATCGCAATATAGTAAGCGTGATTCCCGCTGCCAGCATGGCAAACAACGATGCTGCTTACAGTGGTCTGGGCTCCATCTGGCACCGTGTAGATAATGCTTTCTGAGGTCGCCCCCTCTGGTGTCGGGCTCACTGACGCAGATCCGGGCCGCAACTGCCCAAGCACCTTGAATGTGTCAGACATTAGATGCACCCATAAACAAGAACTGGTACTTCCTCATCGTCTTAGAGATGCTTGACGATTCAGCAGACTCAAGATTGTTCACATCTGTAGCTACATCTTTGAAGTTCTGCTCTACGGTGCGACGGAATGTCTGTTCTTCTTGGGGGCCATATTGCTGCGGGGCTCCGGGCAACGGTAAATAAGTTTTTTGGGTCATCGCTTTCCGTCCGACCTGACATCAACGCGAACCTGACCAAGCCTCCACCCATATCCAGAGCCAGAGCTTTCTATTTTCATGGATGCTTGGCGGGCGCGACCCCTGATGTGGTCTTGTGTAGAAGTTCTGGTAAACAAGCTCTCTGAGAGCGGCGGGCTGTCCTGCGACCTCATTGGAAAGTCCCTTCCGTTCATCGTCACCTTGACCTGATCTGCTTCGCCTGCATCAATAAACTTGATGTCAGGCAATATGCGGCTCAGAAACAGATACCTGTCTCCGTCACCAAGATCAAAGTCGCTGCTCTCGATGTAGGCAGTCATGGGAGACCCATCGTCATCCCAATCTAGTTCGTGGCTGTATATGTAATTAGGTGCATCATAGCTACCGTCGCTGCCGCCGAACGAGCCGGTGCCTGTAGCTTGCGTACCGACATTGATTGTAAAAAGATTGGCGTTACCACCATACGTAGCACTTGTCACAGTGTGCTGGGTATTGAGCACAAGGCTGCTAATACCATTGCCGCCCTCAAGGCCACTCAAAATAACTTGATCGCCAACACTAAGGCTGTGGGATGGAGAGGTGACAACCACCAAATCAGTACTTGTTGTTGGTGTTTGAATTGGGTTTTCTCCAAGTGTCACACTATTCACGCTGCTTGCTTTTGGGTAAGGCCGAACGGCTGCGTTGTCCCATGCTCCGCGATTCATAGAGCCACAATACCAAATCTGTTCGTCGTAGTTATATACGACATACCTGTCGTTTATGGTTGAGCCAGACGACGGGTAGAACCAGATCACCTCCGAAAAGTCTAGGTTAGTGCCGCAAGCTACCTGAATTGCCTCGTCGTAGTTGAAGTCATCAAATACAGTGCTGAGTACAGGACAACGCAGCCGCTGCACAGAGCCAGAGTAGACATAGAACGAGCCACGGTCCATGAAGAACACAGCGCCGTTCGCATTAGCACAGGCGTTGGGTCCAACCATGGACATACCCCGACCTACATCGTTAAACGAGAAGTAGAACGGTGAGCCTACATAGCGCATGCTCGTAAGCGCAGTGTCGCTCCAGATCAGTGTCTCAAGGCGGGTGCTTAGTGCGCCGATAATTTCAGAGCCAGAGGATAGATCCTGAAATCCTGCGCTATTTGTAGAAAGCGGCTCCCATGTCGTCGGATCTTCTGACGACGACCATCGGACCAAGAGTTTGTCAATTTGATTGCTGCCGATCGGGTTGGCACCGAACGCGATAACGTGCCTTCCTTGCTCCGATGTCAGAACCTGAAGGGCTCGCGTAGGGCAAAATGCTGTTCCAGCAAAATATTTTAGTACGATAGCTTCGTTAGATACTGTAATGGTGGTGCCAATCTGAATAACATATTCAGACCTAGTGTTAACTGCGGTAACAGGCCATGTGCCCAGCAAGTCCACCGTAGAAGCTGATGTTACGACAACGTTGTCACCCACGCCTACCCCGTGGCCCTCATCTTTAATGGTGACCGCAGAACTGGTCGAAGCGCTTGCTAGTCCGGGGTTACCTTCGGATCGGATTCTGTCGTTGAGAGCAACCGCTCTTCCACCAACACTTTCGTCCCAATAATAGATTTTGTCGAAACGCAGGTTAATCAGGAGGTCGTCCCCGTAGTTGTCCATGTTCCATACACGGGCACCAAGAGATCCTTCTGAAGCCTCTGATCCTCCCCACGGTCCCTCGTTCCAGTTTTCCTGACCCCAACCCTGCGGGGGAGTGGATACGTCAGATCCAACATTTGTTTGGTAGTTAGCAACGGCGGCTGAGTATGAGGTTGTAGACGACGGATAATAGCCATCAATCTGAATGGCATACTTGTTTGCTACATCATCTCCGTTTAAGTCGCCTAGGGCAGAGATCCTGTGTTCTTGGTCAACACTACTATCTCCGGTGCCAGAGAGAGTTACATAGTCACCCTCTTGGGCACCATGAATGGTGTCTGTTACAAAGACAAGACTGCTGTTTGCCGTAACATCCACAGTGACAGTTTGGTCTGCTCTGCGAATTGGCGTGATGTCTGTAATCGGAAAAGATGGCGCGGGGTCTGTGTCTGCACCCTGCACAACGTAAACCTTAGAGGTCGTGCCAATACCAAGGTGCAAGGAAGCACCGTTCGTGGCCCAGTTGTGGATGTTGCGGCACTGACCAACAAACCCTTCGGAAATAAACTTTTTCCAGCCACCAAATTTTTCTGCAAACCCTTTGCGGAAACGGACTTTATCAACGTCAAACCAGCTACCCTCATTAGAGTAGTTGGTCCCGTCAGTGTACTGTCCGGGCCTGAACACGAGTTTCAGAAACTGCATCTCACCACTTCACTTTATCTGCCCAATACGCAGCAGACAGCTTGCCCTTTTTGATGTTTTTTGCATGACGAGCCTTAAATGATTTACGCCGATTGGCGTAGCTTTCGGACTCCCCCTGCTTTTTAGGACTACCCTTAACACCCTGCTGCCCGAACCTGATCAGCTTTACTGTATCACCTTCTTTGGCCAGTACAGCGTGAGATTTTTTGGGATGACTAGGTGTTTTCTTGGGCTTGTTGTAGCCAGAAAACTTTTCTTTACCCCTAGTATATTTATCAGCGGGCATTACCTGTTCCTTTTTTCTACCTTACGGAGCATTTCTTTAATATGCTCCTTGTCGGCTTCAATTGCTGCCAGTTTCTCGCCATGTAGGTCTACCTTCTGACCTACACGATCAAGCACTCCGCTCAGATGTCTAATTGTTTCTTGTGTGCCGTTTAGCCCCTGCTTGACTGCACCCCAAGCAGCACCAGCCGCAACAAGGGCAGGAAGAAACTTGACGATAGCTTCCTCTGTCACTTTGGGTCTTCCTTTTCGCAATCACAAGGAGGCTTGGTGGTCAAGATCCGCATCAGACCTTCGGTCATTATCACCGTTGTTTTGCCTACGTTGCTCTTTTTCAAGCCGTAAACAAACACTACAACAGTAGCCAGTACGAAAAATACTAAAATTGCTGTGTTCATTTCTTCTCATCATCTGGCAAAGTAATCTATTACACTATAAGCAAGATTTGCTTCTACTTCATTTGCTCCATCATCGCACATTGTTGCTGTTGCTTCTAGTTTTAGTTGTGCATGATCCGTAATGCTGTCTACCTCAGACTGACTCAAGGAAAAACTTGATTCAGCCTGCCAATTAAGCTCTTCCAGCGGATCTGTGAACGGCCCTGCGGTACCAGAAGCAATTGTTGTAGAGCCCTGCTTTAGTCTTACGGTCCAAAGGACGCTAAACGTGGTTGGCTCAACACCTACCCACTGAAACCTTACTTGATACCTGACTCTCATTCCTTGAACGGCACCAACATCGACCGGCCCAGATGGGTCTGCCATGTTCAAACTAAGAACGTCATCGCCTGTTATTGGGCATGTTTGCGTTGTTGCGCTTGTTGCAGCCTGTGCGTATGCCGCTGTCGTTTCTACGCCAAGTTCTTGCCAAATTGGGTTAACAGTACTAGACGACCACCCAGTAGTAGAGTCGTCAGAAGACGGAACAATCGTTTCCGTTAACGGACCGTTGCCCGTAGACCCGTGATAGCCGCAAAAGGTCATCTTACGCTGGGTGACTAAGTGTGTACGATGCCAGATACACACTATCAGTAGCATCATAGATCAGCGTAATTACGTCCTTTTCCCCGCCAGTTGATGTTGTCAGGGTGGGTGCCGCGTTGTTGCGCCACTTAAAGCTCGCGGGCCAAGTCCAAGACGCCTGAGCCCCGGTCGTTGTCTCTACGATAATCAAATAATTACCACCATCCGCAGGATTCGTTGGAGCATTAAATGTCGCCGCTGCATCATTGGTGATTCTGACGATGTTACCCTGACTCCAATCAATATCTACATTGCCACCGGATGCGGTCAGTCCCGTGACTGTAGCGGCATACACATGGTCTGGCTGTCTGGTAGACAGAACCTTGATCGCAGCCATGGCGTCAACGACGGCGGCACCTGCACCCACGCCGTCCATGTAAACCATCTTGGCTTCGCCGTTTGGGATCGTAACATTCGACCCAGAGCCCTGCGAAATAACAATATCGAAACCAGCGGTCGTGCCATTTTCAATAAACATGACACGAGAAGAAGAGTTTGGCCCGATTGTAATTGTACAAATCTGGGTCATTGAGACATCTGAAGTAATCTTCAGATAGAAAGATCGCGCAGCGTCAGCAGCCCCATCTTGCAGGGTGATTGTAGCTGTTGCCCCATCAGTAATCTCTTCTTCACCGTACCCAAACGCTTCACCAAGCAACTGCATGTTGGTGTTAGTTAGGTTTCCCCAATTACCTTCTTCCGTGCCACTTACAATTTCAGTGAGTCGGAGGTCGTTATTAAATGTGGTGCCCATAATTATTGAGAGTCATCGACAGCCACCCATCCGGGTGTCTGGCTGGTGTTACAAGGTGCCCAAGCAGGGGTCTGTGACTGATCGCACAAAAACCAACCCTTTAGTGCCACGTTACCCTGCTGTGCAAGCATGCCAGCAGATGTGACGGCGGCAGAGTCTGAGGTTTGGTGGTCACGCAGTGCGTTAAATGGCACCAACACTTGTGCGTAACGTGTAACTCTCGACATTACGCAATCCTGATAATGGCATTGGTTGCGTTGGCGTCAGGGAATGTGATTGTGAAATTTCCCGTGACCACAGTTTTATTTGCACCAAAGTCGAGAACCATTATGGCTCTATTCGCTTGGGTGGAGTTGTAGATAAGCGCACCCCGAGCCGTAAAAGTTGCTGAAGCCCACGTTGCGTCGGCAAAGTCGGCAATGGCTGTTGTTCCACTGAGCGATGGGTCAACTTTTGTGAGTGTTTCTCCACCCGCCGTATAGTTTGTACCCGCATCGCTCACCTCACCTGATGTCGTGTACGCTGTTGTTGTAGAGTCAAGATTTGCTACATCAGTGTACAATGCAATTTTGATTGTATCGCCAGAAGTAGTGAAGTTGTGCAAGCCCTCAAGAAGCTCCTTCTTGAATGAGTTGCATAGCCCCTGTGTGATTGCCATAAAAACTCCTAGCCTCGCGGCGAAAGAATGCGGTCGCTGCGATACTCGTCAGTCGTTGTGCGGCCCTCGGACTGCGCCTTAAGTGGTCCCATAGCTTCATTGTACCTGTCTCTGTACAGCGTAATCATGTCTGCGTCACCCTTCATGTAGGTGTACGCTTCAATCAAGCTGCCGTAGAGAAGTGCTTCTTCTGCAAATGTGCCAAGCCACGATGTACCAGCAGTAACAATCGTTTCTGGCAAGTAATAATAATAGATCTCCGTGTCATAACTGGCGTCCGGTGTCGGTCCAATCAGCATCGTATCGGAGTCATATACTGCAAAGTATTTTGGCTGTCCCGTAGTGGCGTCATTCGGGTACGTCTGTCGAATGAACCCCGGCTCACGCACCAAAAGATTCTTCCATGATCCAGATACGTCGATCTGAATGTGGGACGGCACGAGAAAATCTGTGGGTAGCGTCAAAAATTTATTTCCAAGCGTCATTTGTCCCATCTGACACCTGTAATTCACAGGAAGGTTTACCGTTCGGTAGATCCTGTTCTCTGCAATCTTGACGAAATTCGGGACATTTCCGACAAACGACGTTTCATCGTTTTCGCAGTAGTCCTGAATTGTCTGGTTTAGTTCTGAGTAGTTCATGTAATCACCACACCAACCCTGCCAGAGCCGCTAAACGCTACGATGTTGCCATAAGACCCAGCGTTGCCATTACCCACTGGATTAAAAGCAGACAGCTTCCTGCTTTCATCTTGAGCCGTGTCGGGGCGTGGGTTTTCCAGTGCCTGTGGATCTGTGTAATCTCCCATTTTGCCCAAAAAATTCTGTGGATGATCTGAGTCCCACACATCCTTCCCTACCATAAGACCTGTTTTGACTCCTGCCACATACTCTGGCTTCAGGTCGGACAGCTTGTAGCGGAACCCAGTGCGGTCGCAGAACCCGTATGCGTATTCACCAGAAGCAATCCTAGACACGGTAGCCTCCCGGTACGAGGCGCATAGAAGACCTGTCGCGGTCCTGAGACTGCGCAAGGTCCCACTGTGCCTCATACTCCGCCTTGAGCATTGGAGCGCGCTGTAGGGCCTCTGGGTACTTCATGCTGATCTGGTACGCCAGACCGGCCACAAGACACGGCAGAAAGCGGAATGGCGTGTCTGCGGTTAGCTCACCCGACTCCCCGGCATCTTCAATTCTACGCAGCCTCTGGTAAACAAACGTGTAGTTTTGATCGGGCACCGGCCACAGGTACGCCACTGGTGCATCCTTTTGTTTGTCTACAAAAATATTTACAGGGCGTCCTGTAGAGTTTTTGTTGGGCAGGTTTGAGTACTGAGAAACACTGATACGCGACAGACTTAGATCGTTTTGAGTCTGGCCAGATCCGGTACGAATCCAATACTCAATAAGATCTACCGTATCAGCAGGAAGCGTTACCGTAGCTACGCCATTTGTAGCCGTAGCGGTCCCCTGCTCGACAGTCCAGAAGTTTGTGCCCCTGTTTGACCATTCAATTGTCAGAAGATTTAGAGACCGGATAGCGGTCTTCATGTCGTATCCAGTGCGCAGCTTCAAGCCGCAACGATCGAATGCTTCTTCTACAATCTCAGAAAGATCTAGGTCAAATACTGATGTTCCAGAAGTGGCCATGTATACCCCTAGACAATAATAAAGGTATCGCCGGATACAGACGCCGTAGCAATACCCCCACTGTAGCTAATTACACCGCTCACGCTAGTGTAATCAGTAATTACAGCGGCGCATCCTTGAGCAGTGCCAGCGGTAAATACAATAGTTCTACCAATAAGCTCGTTGTTTTCAAATCCTGAAAGATCTGATTCATTTGACGTAGTTGTTGGCGTCCCACTTGCAGCACCTGTGATGATACCAGCCGCAGACGCCTTGAGCTTCTGCTCTTCCGATGTCTCAATCGTAAACTCTGCAACCCACGCTTCTACAGTTTCGCCGTCAACGGTAGCAGTCGGCGTAAATGCAACATTATACTTTTTACCAAGCTCCCAAAAAGATGCAGGATTGGATGTCATATCAATAGTGAATACATGCAGTCCTGTGCTACCATTGATTGCTTCGTTAAAAGCGTATCCAGTAGTGTCGGCCCTAGCGGTTGTGCCGTCCTTGTAAACCTCAAAGTCGCCAACCACGGGCGTTGCACTGAACCCGACAGTGCCGCCAGACCCAGTGTTGGTACTAATGGGAATATAAAGCGTTGAACCAAAGTCAACGGTTCCAAGATGAATCATGTTACAACCCCATCGGCTTCAACACGGTAAAGTATTTTACAGTGCTAGTAATAATATCTGGATAAGTGCCGTTCGATTCGAGTGCAGGCCCGTATTTAGTAGCCGTCAAAAAATTTGTCATTGTGTACGAATTAAATCCTTTTGATGATTCATTGACACTCGTACCAATTTCATATCTATAGTTCCAATTATCTAAGGTTATCTTGTCACCTACGACTCGAATACGAAACCTTAGAAGATTTGTGTCGGTGCTGCCAGAAGCATTGGCAAATGAAACCGTAGATTCTGTGCCAGCAACACATTCGTAAAACGTATACCTAGTGCTACTACAAGTTACCCTGTAGTAATTGTTTTCGTCCACATACCGAATAACAGCACCACCACTGGCCTCAGATCCTGTGTCATAGTTGGTGTCTATGACCATGTCAATCACGACATCTGTTTCACCAGTATCTATGACGGCAGCAAATGTATCGGTAGACCTAGCGTTAAAGTTTAGCGTTGCGAGCATATTGCTCCCTGTGCCAAAAAACTCGCCAATCTGAACAGTGTCCGAGTTTACTACCGAAATACTGTATGTTTTGCCTTCATAGCTTGGGAGAGGGCTACCTCCGGGATCTGTTACAACATTTGTAAGAGTTAGCCTGTCGCCATTATTTGCTCCATGTCCCACAACAGTAAATTGATGTTGCTCACTAGACCCCAAATTTCCTACGTACACACCAGAAACACTACTAAGAGGGCCTAGTCTTGGCTCAGGCAGCACCAAGTTTCCATTGCTTGCTATGTGTCCATTTGCGCCAGTACCAAACAAAGCCCTTGCATCAAATGTCGGGTTTGATCCGTCAAATGAATAGTCAACTGTTGTACCGTTTACTGTAAGAGAATCACCCTCGAAGGCATGGTAAAACAAAACCTGTTGAGGGTAATCCAGTATAGGTATTTCGGTAAGCTTTGTAGCATTAAATGTAGCTCGCGGGTCTACCTCTTTTTGCAAAAAGGCTTCCCACAACTCAGTTACCTTTGCTTGATCTGCTATATAGTCAGTAATCCAAGTAATATTTTGAAACTTGCCGTCGCCCCCGCCTGTGCCAAACATTTCGACACCAAGGTCACTTCCGCTCCATGCGGCAGTTGACCAACCTGATGCAGTGCCAGCCTCTTCTCCATCTAGGTAAACAACAACATCGCCACTGCCGTTGACTGTAAAGACCACCAAGCGAACAAGACTGCCCTTATGCCTAGTAAACCTGTTAGAAAGAGCTAATGACTGACCGTTATTGTTACTCGAAACAAATTGTGAGTTATCAACATCAAACTTCAGACCCTGTTCAACTCCAGCCCTGAACCGAAGAATTTCTGCACCGCCGTCAATCTGGTCATGGGTGTAGGCTGAAATAAATGTTCCGGGTCCACGAGGTTTGACGTTGGCAGCAGGAATTAAATCTGAAGTAGGTATCACCACAGAAAGATTTCCTGCACCAGATCTATTGGCACTGGACGTAAACGTGCTATTAAACGGTGCCCTGCCTAGTTGAGTAAGCCCTTCTACAGTCAGACCTTCGTTCTGGTAGTCTGCATGATATGAGTTGGGGCCAGAATCTATTGCAACGCTACTGCCTGTTGCTTCTTGGAAGTAAAAAGCAAATCCTTCGCCCGTCAGGATTCCATTAATAACAGTTCGCAACGTAGCCCCAGCCGAACCTCTATGTATGTAGTCATAGAAGCTGGGTGTCGGCCCAACAAGAGACCCCCAAAGGTTGACAGGCTTTACGGGCATTAGACGTATTTCTTATCCATAACAAGCATGACAAAGTAGCGGTCACTCAAGTCAGCACCTGTCGTAGTAAAGTTAATATCACCCGTAACACCGGCACCTGCATTGTTTGTAAGCGGCCCAGTATCCCTGAAGTCAAACACACCCTGACTACTCAGGCTCAAGCAAAGAGCGTCAACCGTGGCATCCCACAAAATATCTACAGACATGCCAGACAGGTCGTAATAAATACGACTAATCGCAACCTCGGTGCATACACGTCCTGTGCGACTTTCAGGCTGAAGTGTAGATACATCTACTTTCTGTACGGCAGCTTCACCTGTTCCGTCAGAAATATTTGTGAACTTCATAACGACTTGCCGGTCGCCATCGTGAATGATCTGTGTTGTTACTGCGTCAGCCATTTTTCACCTTCAGTTAATATTTTTTACGCATTACAAGTGTAACGGAGTACGACGACCCTGCTGTGGCTCCGTTTGTGCTGAACAAAATGTTGCCTGTCTTTCCGGCACCGGCATTGTTTGTAAGTGGACCAACCGCCCGGAAGTCCCAATTAGTGCCAGAATCACCACTAATAGACAAACAGTGCTCTGGTGATGTAGCATCCCACAAAATATCTACATCTACACCAGATGTAATTGCTTTAATTTGTTCAATGGAGACTTCTCTTACTGGCCTGCCAGTTCCCTCCTCTGGCAAAAGCTGTGATACATCGACCTTGAGTGCTTCAGTCTCATCGGCACTAAGAATGTTTGATATTGTTATCACCGTCCGTGAACCAAAATCAATTGACGTAATGGGATCTTCTGTAATAGAAGTCTCCGTGCCGTACAGTCGGAAAACGACCTCTTGACTGTCACTCGGCGTGGGGACGAACCCATTGAGGTTGACCACCTGTTTCAACAGATAGCCAGAACCGGATGTGTCGTCGACTCCCAGATTTACTCTGTTCGAGACATCGTAAGCTATGTCCTGACGCTCCAGATAGATAAAGAACTTGTCCCAAGAACTGACATCTACCGGCGAGCTGAAGGGGAACCAGTACGTGGTGATTGATGTCGCTATTCCACTGAGATCGTAGGCCGCACCGGATGCCGTAGCTGCGGCGGTCAATTCCGCGTCCTCTACGGCGCCCATGATCTGATTGATCTTGGGAGTGAACAGCGCTGTGGGTGTGCCACCACGCGACAGACCCATGCAAAAACCATTGATCGTCGTGTAATTTCCCACATCAAACAGAAAGCCAATGCGGTAGTAACCGCCGCTCCAGTTGGTAGTGTTTGTAGCGGTCGCCGGATCGGCTACCTGACTCACCAATAGCGAGCCGACGGCGTTGCCAGCGCAGAGGATATGGGGTTCGCCCGCAGTCGAGCCGCTTGCGGAATAAACAGCAAAGTTCCAGTCAGAAGTACCTGTACTTAGGACTGAGAATCCGGTGCCAATGTCCACCTGAGAGCCATAGATAGGTGAGGCCCTGCGTATTGTTTTGCCGCCAGCGTATGCGTCACCACTTTGAATCCGTATCACGATGCCATTAGTGGCATCCTGAAAGTGTTCAAAGAACTCCGCAACTATTACGTATTTTGTGTTTGCGGCTGGGGTCCACGCAGACAGCACCGGATAGTAGTCTGCTTCGCTGTTTGAAATATCTGTTGCATAAAACGGACTTGTTGCCAGTGGTGAGCCCGTTGGCAAGTCAGATGACTGTGCATAAACGGCGAACCTCAACAACCCCTGCTTATTGGCGGTGGTGTGCCGCATCCTTACGCGCAGCCCGCTTACTTCTGATGGGCTGTTACCGAACGTCACGCTCTGCCCGATACCACTGGGATAGGAAGATTCGGATACGTTACCGTCATCCGAAGTCTGCTCTTGGTCCACCACCCCTGCCGGGGCTGAAGTCGGTAGGCTAACGCCTCGGTATGCGTGAAAACGTGGTCCCATCAGACGATAACAAAGGTGTCGTTTTCAAGCGGGGCGGTCGTGATCGTGGTGAAACCGACCACCCCATCCGTTGCGGTGTATGACACGATTCGCCCCGCTTGCCCTGCCGCCGTGCCACCCGTGAACACAATCGTGCGTCCGACGAGTTCACTGTTCGCATAAGCCGTTAGGTCAGACGAACAGGAAGCCGTCCCAAGGCTCGTGGCTCCGACCGTGCCGGTGATGTACGGACTTACGATTGTGTCTACATTAGCATCAACAATCGCAAGGTCTGCGGCAGAGGCTGTATATGTGCGATCCACGACACCCACGCGCCACGCCTGATCGCCAGCGACCGGAGTGAACGAGAGCGCACCCCCGTCACCGAGTCGTGCGACGGTGGCCAGTGTGCCGGTGGCCACGTAGTCCGTGACCACGACCTCCTCCGTGCGCCCATCCGTCTCGTCCCGCACCAGCCACACGGTGCCGATCAGCACATCGTTCGGGACCTGTGCGTCGATCTGAGCCGAGAGGTTGAGCTTCGTGCCATCAGACACGCCGGTCTGGGTCGCAAGAACCTCCGTGACGTATGCCTTCTCACCGAGGGTACGCTGGGCCTTCTGCGAGTCGGACTCAATGTGGAACATCGCCAGCACCTCAACCACGGTCTGCGAGTCCACCGTCTCGTTCGGCTGGATCGTGACATGGTAGGTGGAGCCCGCGGACCAGAATCCGGCGTCGGTGTTGTCGGACAGGTCGATAGCAAGGAGGTGCAGGCCAGTCACCGTATCAAACGGCGAGGTCATTGTGATACCTGCGTCCGACGCTCGCTGTGTGGCCCCGCCGTCCTTGTAGATTTCGATGTCCTCATTTCCAAACGCCGAGGAGGGCGCGACCGCGCCACCCGAGCCATCGCGGGTGACGAACATAATGCGAACGGTGGAGCCCTGTTGCACTATCCCAAAATTTTGCATCCTAATATTCCTGTGTGTTTTTGTTGTCCATTATTCGCTTCATGCCCCTACTAGCCCCACGCCGCCCACAAGGGGACGGATTCCACTACTGGGTGCAGCCCCTGCTTCTGCAATACTGACCGCGAGGAACACCTTGTCGCCTTGGTTGGTGTCCCATGTCGAGTCAACAGTGTTCGCACCTGCCGACGGAAAGGCGTTAGCAGTGACACTACGGTTGAGGGCCGCGTTGTAGTTATCTTCCTCCGTCAGCGTTGTCCAGCCGGTAGTATTTCTGGATGTGAGCGCATTGGCCGTAAGAGCCATAACATACGCACCCGACGTACTGGTCACAGTGCCGCCGATCACGGTAGATGTGGCCGCAGCCATTGCCGTGGCATAGATGCTCTCGGGCTCCCCCGTCGCGGCACCCACCATAGACTCAATGTAGACCCGTGGGGCTGCACCCGGACTTAGACTAAACGTCAGGTCGTTCGGCCCAGCGCTAAGTGCGGAATCCAGATAGAACCCGTCGATCCGCATATTCGTGACCGTCTGGCCGGAACCCGTGATCGCGGACATCGCGACACCACCGAACTGCACACTGGTCGGAATCGCAACCGAGGATACCTCCTGCGCAATCAACACCACGATCTTGGCGTTTGCCGCATGCGTATGCCCAATCGTGTGGGACGTACTTGCGCCCGGTGTCGCGAAGGTGTGGGTGTCTAGGGTAATAGCCATTACTCGTTGCCGCTCATGTAGAGCCCCCGGAAAAACAAAGTGTCAACCTGACCATTTGCTATCCCAAAAGAGCCACCGTCTGCCATTTAGCCACCTATCCCTGCTGTATCGACCCATGCTCCGAACTGAGCGAAGAACACTTCAGCGGTGTCCGTCACCGTGCCCGCTGACGATCCGCCTCGGTACGGGCCAAACAGCACATCGTAGAAGTTGCCGATAGAGCCTGAGTCCGGTGTCGTGACACTCCCAAAACCAAACTGCTGCCAAGGCGTAACGGTGTCACCGTTTAGGACCATCGTGAGATGGCCACCGTAGGTGATCGTGGTGTCAGACCGGAAGATCAACTCCACCGTGTCGAACTTGGATACGGGCGCAGGGAACGAGTCCACGGTTTCGTAGTTCGTCCCGGTCGGCTGTACCGTGTTCCCAAGCAGCCACGTAATCGAATCGCCCTGCCCGCCCTTCATGTTGAACGAGATGTTGTCGTCGTTCCGAATGAAGGTCTTGAGCGTGGCGGCGGGCCAATCCTGACTCGTCTGACCGAGGCCGATGATGTACTTGAAGTAGACGTTCGGATACCGCTTGCTGTTGTAGCGCCACGTAGTCAGACAGATCCGCGCATCGTCTGGTGCCCCCGGCAGCCAGCGGAACACCATCGTCGAGAGTCCGTGGCGCACCTCGTTCCAGTACCCGCCACCGGTCGAGTCCGGTGTCGTGCAGGTGGCTCCCTGAAACACGGGGTCGCCAGCGATCAGGGAGTCGTTGAATCCAGTCTGATCCGACTGGGTTACATCCACGTTGAACCAGTTGACCCATCCAGACGGCAAGTGTGCGCCGGGGCCGGTCACAAGGATGGCTGCGGAAGCTACGGCTGGCACCGGGGCTGTATCCCGCGCGCCGCCTCCCACGCCTCCATAGGTGTACGCCAAAGCGCCGAACGCCACCATAAAGCTGGCGCTCACCCACGGAGTGAGCGCGTGGCTCCTCCGCTCCACCAGCCTGCCGGTGTCGGGGTCGTAACGCTCAATAGGACTCATCCGACTAACCCATTTCCAGAGCCGACAAGGGGACGGATTCCGCCGCTGGCGGCTGCTGCCACGCCCTTCACCGCGACCGTGATCGTGCGGTTAATCGTGCTGGTGTCACAGGTCCATGTGCCGGGATCGTCAGCAGTAGATGTCGCTTCCTTCCACGCGACCGCGCATGAGCCCACGCCCGTGGTCGCACCGTTCTGTGCATAACCGTTGGTGGAGTCGATCGTGTAGGTGCTGGGTGCCGTGGGTGCCGCTGTCTGCGCGGTGTTCATCACCAAAGCGGTCAGGTACACAGTAGGTGCGCCGGTCCCCCACGAGTGCGTATCCGATGTCGGAGGGTCAGGGTTGGCCGTGCCCGCGCTGTCGTAGGTCCATGCGGTTGGAAGGTCAACGTCCGTGCCGATGGTACCGCCCCACTCGGCGGCTGGGATCTTCACGCAAACCGCGCCGAAGCTCTCTACGCCACCCGTATGCACAATCGTCAGCAAGCCAGCACCCTCATCGCCGTCTGCCGTCTTGCAAAACACCGCTGCCGAGGCGTTCGCCCCATTGTCGATAAGTTCTGTGGTCCATGCATCCGAAGTCGAATCGGTCGGGCTGGACGCGATGCCCGCGTTCGAGTCGATGCCCACGAACACCATAAGCAGGTCGCCAGCCGCCACCGTGGTGGGGAGGGTGACCACCGCTTGGTTGGTGTCCGAGCCACCAGTGCCGTTGAATACTGGAGTCGCCATCTAGTTGCCCGTGTACCCATGGCAGTGCTGGTCCTTGCGGATACAGAACGCCCCGAAGATGTACGAGTCTTGATCGGTAGCCGGATCAACGCTCCACCCGTTCGACCCGAGATTGACGCCACGGTAAGCCCCCGGTGGGGCATCTTGGTAGACCCACCGGGGACTGTCAGCCAGTGTAGTCGAGTTGGCGTTAGGGAATGGCGACGGCCATGCCGTCCCTAGTGAGATGAAATCGTTATCATCCCATCGCCAGTCTATGCTGTCTGCGTTGATGACGACCCCAACCTCTACGTGGTACTCCACTGAATCCACGTGGGTACGCCTGACTTCCCACCCGAAGTAGTAGACCGTGTCCTTCGACAACTGGATATTGTTTGTCCTGCTCGTTGCCAGTTCAAAGCGCCTGCTGGTACCCGATGTGCCGGGATAGTTGGTATGGGCGACCAGATAGAAGTCGAACTCCCATGTACCATCGGAGTTCGATAATACCATCCACTCCCACGGCAGCGTGGCAGTGGTACTGGCGCGAGCTTGCAGGGGGTGTGTTTCGGCATCCCCGCCGCCAGTAATGTATGAGTCGGGAGTGGTGTTCTTGAAAAACACGCCATAGAAGTTCGACTCACCGACGAGCATTGTGTCGAGCGCACCCGCACCCGCGCCCGTGGTGTCGCTCCTGACACCCACAGCAGGAGATCCACTTGCCATGTTTTTTGCGATCCCCACATGAGATACCCCGGTGGGGAATCCAAGGGCTGCGGCGGTGTCAACCACTACCCACCCGTCGCGAGCGGTTGTGCCCAGTGTTCCCTTGATATCCGGCCACGGTGTCGCAGATGCGGAATCTGCTTGATAGTATGGTGTCGTTCCTGCGCCCGTAGACCAGTTGGTAAAAAAGTAAACTGCCGTGGCCGTGGCCGTGGAGGGCGTGGGGGCCGTATCGCGCCCACCCCCCGGCCCGCCACTATATCCGTACGCCAGCGCACCGAACGCGACCATGAATGAGGCACTGACCCACGGGGTGAGCGCGTGGCTGCTCCGGTAGACCAGACGCCCCGTGTCCGGGTCGAAGCGTTCGATGGGACTCATCCAACTAACCCCTTACCGGAGCCCACGAGGGGGCCGATTCCGCCGCCGCTGGCCGCTGCCGCTTCTGCGACGGCCCACGCGATGAACACCTTGTCATTAGAGGTTGACGAGCTAACGGTGGAGGCTGTCGCGTTTGCTGTGCCAGTTCCGTCAGCGGCGAAAATGCGCTGCGAAATGCCCGTCAGGTCCCCGAACTCTGTGAGGTCTGAGCCCCATGTCGTGACATCGGTGCCGACGGCTCCGTTGATAAGAGCCGCACCCACATAGGATGTAGATGCGTTCGTCAAGGTCAGGGACAAATTGGTCGTAGTACCCCCATCCGTGGTGGAGTCCAGATCCTCAAAAGCTCCGGTCGCGGCACCGTTCAGAATCCAGATCGCCCACGAGACGGTCTGCTCACTACCGTCCAGACTTATCACGATGTCCTTGGAGCCCGTGCTTATGCCATCGGATATGTCGTAGTAGTAGAGCCTTCCGATCACGTCATTGATACGGGCGGGAGACCCAGCACCACCGGGCGCGGTCATCGCGTTGCCGTCGAAAGTGACGCCGGTAAAGTCGGTTACCGCGTCCTCCATACCGACAAATACCACGCACTTCCGGCTCGTGCCCGCCGCCAGCGTCACGGTTTCCGTAAAGGATGTCGCGGTGGTCGACGCGTCATTGACGAGTGGGGTGATGTTCTCAGAAATCGCCATTTACGGGCACTCCTCCGCGTAGATGACGATGCGTGAGAAGATCCACTGGTCGTCAGATGTCGATTTCGTGCCACTTGAACCGCCGTGGTACGGCCCGAGCCACAGCCTGCTCCACGGCTGCGAGCCCGTTCCGATGCCCGTGGTGTCGGCCTCCAGTACTCCATCCCGCCAAATCTTGATCGAAGCCGACGCGCCCATCGTCGAGTAGTAATACTCATCGTCGTACCAGACACCATCGGTGGTGCTGGTAGTCCCTCGGAACTCAGGCGAAGTGTTGATAGACGATGCTTCGTTGCCCGCCGTCTGTACGCCCGGGGCGCTGTTCTGTGCGCCCACGTTAGCAGAGTCACGGAAGAAAAAGTGCTTGACAGTGTTGTCGCTGTACTCCCACGACGAAGCCTTGAACGTTAAGCGCACGTAGGTTTCGCAATACCTCTCCGTGGAGGTAGCACTCACGTTGATCTCGTTTCCAGCGATGCGACCGGGACCGACACCGCTGGGCCAGCGAAAGGCCACCGTCGTGGTATCACCCGCCATCACATTGAAGAACGCACCGGAGTCGGGGGATGTGCCGGGAGTGGTCCACGAGGTCGTGCGATTTTGGCTGATGAACGTATTGATCACGCTCTGGTCGTTCTGTGTCGGGTCAAGGGTGAAGATCTTGGTCATCCCCCAACCGGCGTCATAGTTCGGCCCGACCTGTTCATAGAACGCTTCGGATGTTGCCGTTGGCGTGGGGACCGTATTGCGCCCATCGCCCGGCCCGCCACTATATCCGTAGGCCAGCGCACCAAACGCACATGCGCTCAGAATCGCCACGCCGGTCTGGAAGGCTCTGGGCCATCCGATATGATAGTCCTGACTATGATCTGGGAGCATCAACTTTTTCCCAAATTTTATTTACAGCCTTGGTGCTTGCCTCTGCAACCTTCAGGGCGACCGCTGTAGCAATAGCCACTTTTGCTGTAGATGCTACAAATCTAATACTAGAAGTAATCATTATATCGCTCTGATGTCCCGGCCTGCTTCAATAGTAATTTTCATAAGCTGACGGAGGGAATTGAACCCCCAACCTGTTGATTACAAATCAACTGCTCTGCCAATTGAGCTACGCCAGCAACCATACTAATTATGCCTATTGCTATTAAGAGTCAGCAAAAGGCGTTGCAACGGCGTTAGAACCAAGAAGCACGCCCTCTACCAGATACTTAAGAGAGGCGAGAGCTGTAACACGAACCCAGCTTCCAACAATACCACCCGTTGTTGTTCCGTTCAGGGTCATAACATCATTGGTGGCCGAAGGGACATAGCCAAACATCGAACCAGATGTGTCGGTGTCCACCATCTGAACCGACCCAACAAACTTATCCGTGCCATCGGTCTTGATGTCGAGATCCGTTGCAAGGGTCTCAATGAAAAACCAAAACTGGGCACCAATATTATTGGTCGAATTCGGATCTGTGGGATCTGTCGGGGCCGTAGCCACAATCGTAGGAAGAGTAATCTTACAATCCGCGTCATTCACGCGGATCATCTTTCCTGCGTGTGCATCAACAGTAAGTGTGGTGTCTGCTGTAAGGTTTACAGAGACTGCATCTCCAGCAGTAATAAATCCTGCAAGGGAGCGCACCGGACCAGAGAAGGTGGTCTTAGCCATTTGTACCTCTTTACGAAAGGATTCGCCTTACAGTCTTCGTAAAAGTCTGCCGGGACAGTCTGCAAGGCTTGTGATACCCGGATAATAAAAATGGGGTGAGGATGACATCGCTGCCACCCCCACCCCATCAGTACTACACCGCTTACGCTCCGGGGGAGCCCCAGATGCCAAGCGGGTCCGAGACGCCGAAGCTGTAACGCTCACGGGCCTTGTACCGAACATTTCCGGTGTCGAAATCACCGTCCATGCTGGTCTCCATGCCCACTCGCGAGAAGTGCTTCATGCCGTTCGGAACGTCTGTCATCAGGAACCACGCATCCGGGTCTGTCAGATAGTGGTTCACCGCGTGACCCTCCGGCACAACACCAATCACGCGGAGCGCGTTGATGTCGTTGTCAGCCGTACCGGGACGAAGCTCAGTCATCAGAATGCGATGAGCAACGAACTGGAGGTCAGACGGAATGATGAGCTTGCGGGGCTTGCACGCGATCAGGAGACCGCGCTCGTCCGTCCACTTGCTGATCTGAATGACAGCAGCCTCAAGAGATGTCTCGTTGAGGTCCACTGCAACAGCAGGGCGGTTGGAGTTTGTGCCACCGCTGACGAGCGGGTGCGCCGTGCTGAACAGCGTCACGCTATCGCCAGACTGATACGTTGTGAAACCGTTGTTAAGCGGCTCCATCGCCTTAACCTGCTTGGTGTGCGCCATGGCCCGTGCAAGCGCCTTGGTGTACCGAGCGGAAAGCGAGTCATACAGGTTGTCCTCCATGGCCTCTTCCGTAATCGAAAAGCCCATGGCAATCGTCTCGTGGTTGTACCGCGCCACGAACGATTCCTGAGCAGCGTCATACGAAATAGCAGCACCTTCACCCTTGACGGGCGCGGCACCAAAGCCAGAGAGCTTTACCTCTTCCTCAAAGGAGCGGTCAGAGCTTTCTGTCTCATAGACCTGAGTATGCTCTTCGTCGTAACGAGCGTACTCCATGCCAAACAGAGCGTTAAGCCCCGGCAGAAGCTCCTTGAGAAGCTGTGCGCGTGAAATAGCCATTAGTCAATATCTCCTTATGCACCAGTGGCGTTGAGGTACTGATGCGTAGAAGCGGACCCGCTGGAGGCCGCATTGAACTTG